ATTTCTTGTGCGCGTTTTAAGATGTCTTGTATTTCACTCTCGAACATATATTCGACATCACTGGTGTAAACGCTATCTAGAGCTTTGCCCTTAAAAACAGGCGTTGCTTCATCTGACAAAGTAATTACGCTGCCGTCGTTAAATTCATAAGTCTTGGCTACGCCAGCTTGAGTGGTTTCAACGGCGTTATCATCAAGCATTTTGATAAAGAAATCATAATCAGGGTCGCCTGAATTTATTTGCAAAAGACCAGTGTCACCAAAAACGCCTTCTTTAAATCCTATGTCTTGAGCAAGCGCACCAGCCACATCGTTTGGGTCATCTGGTATTGATGTCGGCAGACCCTGTTTACGATTACCAACAGTTTCACGATAAAACTTGGCTATATCCTCACTGTCAGTGAAATACAGCCCATAACCATATGCCTGAGCGCCCTCGCCAGTGCCAATCATCTCCAGCCGGAACTCATCAAAGTCCGCGCCAGAGCCATGAAACGCTATGATGCCAGGCTCAGTCTCAGTCGGTAGAACCACCGAAACAGGGTTCTCAGCAGTCGGCGGCTCAAAGTTGCCAGTCTCAAAATACCGTGCCTGAGCCTGTGCCAGCGCATCACCCATTTGCTGATTAGGGTCAACCTTGGCAACATCAGCTAACGACGGCACTTCTTCTAAATCACGCACGACGACTGCGGGGAAACTGCTTACACCCAGTTCATTGAGCGCCGCTAATCGGTGCGCCCCCTCTAAAACATAGTAACCCTCTTTATCCTGAACCACGATCAGCGGATTGATTTCTTGGCTTTCCTTGATTTGAGAAGCCAATTCTTCTACTCGCCTGAAATCGTCTGACGAATAAAACAAATTCTCCTTTTGGGGGTAAGGAATATCCGTCATTGGGATGTCTTGGATATTCGGCACAATTTCATAGTCGTTCAAAGACGCAGAAATCGAACTGAAGTTAGGAACATCCTCCCTTACCGCTAGGCCGCCAAACGGCTTTGCGGCATCAGCCGCAACTTCACCAGCCTGGCCAGCAACCCTGGCAGCCCTCGGTGCCTTTAAAGTGGTGCCTATAAGCGCAAGTGGCGGGATAATCGTACCGCCAGCCATCATCACATCACCAGCACCACCCAACGCCTGTAATCCAGCATCAAGGTAGTTGCCTTGAGTGATGTTCTGACCAAAGCTGGGCAGGAACTCGCCTGGCTGTGCCGGATCAGGAGCAAATCCCATGATGTCCGTCACACCAGCTCCAGGCGCAAACAAACTAGCAGTAGCACCCGTCGCATAAGCCGGCATCGCCATGTCGCTGAACCGCGTAGGCTCAGCCATGTCCTGCATCGACGGCCTAATGCGACCAGAGAAAAACCGACTGTCGCTGAACGGGTCGTCCCGCGCATCCGACATTAATCGCTGCGCCATCATGCGACGCGCAAAGCCCTGTGGCCTTTCTGCCATTACTGCGCCGCAGGCTTTGCTGCGCTTTCTGAATAGTCAGCCACATCAATGCCGAAATCTTCTTTAATGGCTATTGGCCCAGATTCTATAAAATCTTCCACAATCAGTTTTTTATACAAATCTCCAGCGTTTGTATCAATGTATTCATATTGCACTGGAAATTCTCCTTTGGCTTCAATCTGCTTCAAATCGCCGAGCACAAGTTCTAAATCTTCAAAATCTGGACTGCCTTCAAGACCGTCATCTGCAAGGTCTAAAAGTTTGTTGTCAATTTTTTCCATTAAGGCGTTTAAAATTTTGCCGTCAGGAATCAGCCCTTTGTCCAAAGACTTCCCTAAAGCACTTGTGCCTCTCAATACATTTGCTGCTTCAGCTTTGTCCAATTTTAACAACTTTGCAATTTCATCCGTTTTCAACGCCACAGGAGCAGCAGCCATGCCAAGAATAAGATTTCGGCGCGTTTTGTCAATTTCCACGGCATCAGCAGCAACCCTAGCTGCCCTTGGTGATTTTAAAGCAGCGCCTAATAACGCAACAGGCGGCACAAATGGGGCAACAGCTAAAGCAACATCGCCAGCAACGCCCAACGTCTGCAGCCCAGCATCGAGGTAGTTGCCGGCAGATATGTTCTCGCCAAAGCTGGGCAAGAACTCACCCCGATTGAACGGATCAGGCGCATAGCCAAACACATCAGCAACGCCAGCCCCAGGGGCAAACAAGGTGCCAGTAGCTGCCGTGCCATACGCTACATCAGCCAAGTTCGCACCCTCGCGGGCCAGCGAAGCATCTACAGGGTCAGGCAGCTCCCGCACGAACTGATCCGGCGTAGAACCAGCATTGAAGAAGCGACTGCCGCTGAACGGATCGTCGCGCCTCTCTGTCATCAAGCGCTGCGCCATCATGCGCCGGGCGAAACCTTGCTCTGCCATTACTGTGCCGCCCTACCGAAATGCCGCTCCATAAATTGCAAAGCGGCACCACTGTTCACAAAACCAGGTTCGCAAAAAGCCTCTGGCTCACTCCACTCATCCCTAGTGGGCCGAGAACGCATCATCTTGCGATACTCAGCAACATTGTCAGCACGCCAGACCCAACCAACAGCACGCATGAGGCAATACTGGTCGTTGGTGATCCCGAGATGTGACAAACGACCCAAAGAGTTGACCCAAACGCTCTGCAAACGCATCTCGCCGCATCGAGCCACAACAGCGTCAATGTTCTCCTGCGTGCAGTAACGCCTGTCCCTCGACAGCATGGATGAACCAGCGCCGTCCAAAAACGCCTGCCTGCCGCTACCGTCAAAGGGCGCAAGGTCAATAATGCGAGGACCAGTGTGCAACCTGAGAAACCTGTTTTTTATGGAAGCGCGCTTGTTCATATAACGCATACGTCGCCGCGCAAGCCGGCCCGGCGGGGTCAGGCCCAGGGGGCCATATCGTGCGAATGTCGCATAACGTTAATTATGGAGATGGTATACCCTGCATAAACAATGGCTTAGCACTGCAGCGCAGGCCATGCGCCAAAAATGTCGCTGTCAGACTAGGATTCGCCCTCGATTACGACGCCTGCTGTCGCGTCTGCGCTATTCCGCTCAATGTTGATCTGGACGTTGACAGCGCCGCCCTTTGAGCTGTCGCTGCCAAAGCTATCCCTTTGAGTTCGTTCAAGAAACCAGCTGTCTGCACGCCAGTCTCGCTCTCCGGCTTGGCCGATGCGTCGCACCCTGAGAGCCACAGCGGCGCTTTCTGCGGCGCGTACCTCACTTGCAAATGCCGCGTCGTCTGCTATCCATCGATGCAGCGTTGCCTCATGCACGCCAACGACTTGCGCCGCGTGCTTCTTTGGCACGCCATCCTTGAGAAGCTCTATAACTCCAGCGCGTTTATCGCCAGCAACTAACTGTGTCGATGTTGGTTGCACCTTGGCAACCTCTTGATTGGTTGCATCTGGTTGCATGGTTGCAGGTTGCAACCCCCTGCGCTGCCGTTTGATTGCAACCGTTAGCGGCTTGTCGCTAATCCATCCCTCACGGTGGCATCGTTTCTGTATAGCCTGCCGTGAGACGCTGTAATCCTTGGAAACTGCGTTAAAGCTCTCGCCTGCCTGGATGCGTTGCTCTATCTCAGCCCAATCGACTTGGGCTGGCTGATACTTTCGCATTATGGGAACCTTGGTTACACGCAACCACATATGGTTGCAGTCTATCAGAACGATACCAGATTTAGAGACACTTGCAACCACCTTATCGAAAAAGATCAATCGAGCCTGTAATGCAGCTCTATGAGAGCGTGCCGATAGTTGCGTTTGACGATACGCGGATCGTGTAGCCCTAGCATGATCGCCAGCTTCTTCCATGCTGGCCCTCGGGCCCGAAACGCAGCGCTATGCGCTACAGCCCAGACCAGGCGACGGTCATCTTCTGGCATGATGCTTGTGAGGCGCATGGCCTCATCAAAGTCACTGATCTGCTTTGAGGTCGGGTGCAGTCTTGTTGGCCCGATCTGTGTCCAGCCGTAGCCGTGCCAGTCCAGCGGGTAGTCTGGCCATGAGCTGAGCTTTTGCTTGCGGGTTGCAGGCGGCAGCCTTCTGTCAGTCTCTGCTGCCTGGAGAAACAGGTCGTGTAGCTGTTCTACATTCATAGAAATACGTCTCCCAGTGATCGACAAACTTGCGCTGTTGGAATGGCCCCATGTGCCAGTAGGCTTTCCGAATCTCTTTGAAGCGGTCGAGGCTGTGCATTTCCTGCAGTAAGGCAAAGACCTTTTGCTGCCTGACCAGGAATTCATTCTTCTTCCGTCTATCGACAGCAGTGCGATAAGGGTGTTTCGCCCTTTTCGCTACGCGGCCTATAAGCTGTTGAACTCGTTGCCTTTGTAACTTTTCACTTGACGGATTTTCGGCCCTCGATAAAATCATGGCTTAAGCAATCTCCTCGCTTACGCGCTCTCTAAAGCGCTTTTTTTAAACAAGATTTTTGGTTCTTAGATGGCTTTGGTGATGGCCTTTGGTTAGTGTCATTAACAACGCCATATATAGCTGTGGGGCGGGTTTGCGTTCCGAATCGTAGCATCATGCAGCGCTCAGAACTTTTAGTCGCGGCACGAGCTGATCTGCCAATTGCTCTCTTAAATAGTCCAGCGTCAGCGTCCCAGGCTGTCCCTGTAGGTAGCTCGGCAGCGCTAGGTGCGCGGCATCAATGCTTGGGAAATACTTTGACTGATGGCGGCGCACTGGCACGCCGTACAGCTCGGCTATGTAGAACAGGCCGCGCCCTTCCACGATGAGCCGGCTGATCTCACGATCTGCATCTGCCAGTGCCTCATCCCTAGTCATAGCGCCAGCTCCTGCAGTTCCGGCTGTTGCTGCCAACGGAGAGGCGTCTGCACAGCGTCAAGCCGGCGTGCCATCGTTTCAGCGTCCACTTTCCTGTCTTTGAAGTTTCTGGCCACGTTCACGCTGTCAGCACTCGCAAACGGCCAGCGCTTGCCAGTGAGGGCAAGGCCGCGCAGCATATGAATGTGCGGCAAAAACCGATGTGCCTTTGCAAGCGCGTTAAAAGCCTTGTCTGCGCGGAATGACCACGCCTCGCTTTCAACTTGCCAATATTTTCCAGAACTGCCGAAACAGACCTTGGGATAGCGGTCACAAAGAAAAAGCAAATAATCTATTGGCAGACCCATGTGCCACACAGGCGCTGCCAGCTCGTTTGGATAGGGCCACTCAGCCAGCAAGGCTTTCTGTTGCTCTACGGGGCCGTCAATGACATCAGGAATCACAGCCCAGTGGGGGTGGCCTAAACGTGGCTCCAACCAGGCGTAGTAAGCGTTGCGGTCGAACTGAACGCCCTGCCTGAAGCTGGTGAAGGCACCGTTGTCCCACATGATGCTTTGGCCAATCTGCAAGCAGATGTCGGCATCGTCTGGCCTCGCAAACGACACGCAGAAGTGCTTGCCGGCCATACCGTAAAGCTCTTTGCGTGGCGTCAGCGGGGTGCCGTGATAATGAATCACTGACTTGCCTTCCAAGACGACTCTATTGTGATGCCCTTGTGGGTGCCTTTCAACCGACCGGATGCGTGCGGAAATTTTGAGGCAAACTGTTCTGCCAGATATTCTTGCAAAGCAGGCTTACCCTTGTTGAACGCACAATCCACGATCTCCTCTGCCATCGTCGTGGTTTCTGTTTCTAAGGTCAGCTCGTAATCGATTTCTTCACAATCGATCGGGCAAGCAGAAATGAAGCTGAGTTTATATTTGTGCTTCATGCTTGCGCCTCTGTAGCAAGTACATCACAACAAAAGCACCGACCATTTTACTCAGGGTCATCAGCACAACGCCACCAATGCTGAAGTAACCGATCATGGCTAGGAAGACAGCGCTATCAAGCGGGGTGCCAACCGCCGACGAAATCACAATGCGCTGGTGCAGAGGCCGTTTTGACCAGGTGTAAACCAGCCAGTCGGCAGTTTCACTAATTAAGAAGGCAACTACTGATGCGACCGCCACAAACGGATCTGCTAAGTAGTAGCTCAACAATGCGCCGATCATCATTGCCCCGATCACTCGATGGCCTATTTCACGCTGGCTGAAGTCCCGCAGCACGAAAATCAGGCCAACCAACAGCGACATTGGTGGCCACATTTCACCCAAAAGCGGCATCGGCGGCACATAAACAAAGCCGATATTCACAAATAAGATGCACGCCACATATGCAATAGAATACTTGTATGCGTTCATTTTTCTTCTCCCTCTGTTAATTCGACATAGCCCTTGCCCTCACAAACCGGACACTGGCCAAGCCCCGTAGTCAGGTCGCCGCCGCGCATATAATCCGGCACTGCGATCTCGACCTCACACTCGCCCTGAGCATCGCAATGCTCACATTCCAGCACCTCGCGCCATTCACCTGGCACCGTTGAGATGCGAATCTTCCGCGCCAGCATGGTGCTGAACCCTCTAGCCATTTTCGACCGCCTTGATTGTCAGGCCGATCTGCATAGCGATTTGCGGCACGATGGCATTGCCCAGCCCCTTAAGCCGTGCTGCCCTCTGCTTCACGCCGGTTGCTACTCTTGGGATGTCTCTAGGTTCGTCCAACCAGGTGGATAGCCCATCAGCCACTCCACCCATGCTGGATTCAACGACCCCTGCGCCCATTGCTGCGGCGTCGTGCCTCTTATATCTGGATGGTTGCCTAGCATCGCTTGCATCTTGCCGTCTGTCGTCCCCGCCGCGTCCTCGTTGGCTGTCGGTGTCGGCCACATCCGCACTGCGCCGCCAAGTGTCGTCCCACGTTTGGTTCCGATTGTCTTGCCTTGCCCCCGCACTTGCGAGTTGTCCTGCGTTGTCGCTGTTGGCCACAATCCAAACTCTGTGTCGTCTGTGCGGGGCATCGAGGGCCACAGCACCAAGGCAAAATGTCTGGACTTCGTAACCGGCTTTATCTGCCAAGTCAGATAGCACCGTGTTGAGGCCCAGACTGAGGTGTCCAGCCACATTTTCGCAAACAACCCAACTCGGCCTTTTTGCTTCAATAATGGTAAATATTTCCGGCCAGATGTGACGGTCATCTTCCTCGCCTCGTCGGACCCCGGCCTGACTAAATGGTTGGCATGGGTATCCGGCTGTGAGGATGTCGCAGTCTGGAACAAGTCGCCCTGCATCTTTAGCCAACTCCTTCACGTCTTCTGTTATCGGCACGTCGGGCCAATGCTTGGCCAGCACCTTGCGGCTCCATTCCTCTACGTCACAGAACAGCACCGGGCGGGACAGGCCAGCCCACTGAAAGCCCAACGCAAAGCCGCCGATGCCTGAACACAGATCAACGTGAGCCAGCATCGCTATCCCCCACTTGCCCACGCAAAAGCATACAGAAGTCATCAAGATCTAGCACCACCAGCTCAGGCTTGCGGTCAGCCTTCAGCACCAGCGCATCAGCGCCGTCCATCCAGTCATAGAGCTGCTTGAATCCGTTGGCGCGGCATTTGACTTCAAGCTCCCACTGGTCAACAGGCAGCGGGTCACCCTTGCGAATCACCAAATCGTTTTTTATGGCGGCACCGCCTGATAGCGGGACGCGGAAACAATCGAGGCCATTGGCTTCCAGCTTCTTGCGGATGCTGTTCTCAGCTCTGTAACCTTTATCGCGTGATGCTTTACCCATCGGCATACGCTGGAAAGAAATCGTTTGGCATAACCTTTCCCCCAGTCAGATTGATAATACGCTGCATATAATCAGGGTTTGGCACTGATCGCCTGGCGTCTCCCAGGGGGTGGCACCACCTAGTTACAGTGATCGTCTGTGGGACGCCCAACTGACGTGCCAGCAACGATTTCGACCACCCTTGTTCTTTTCGCCATTGTTCTAAGGTCATTTGCGAACCATAACGTGCTTGACGTTCAGTGACAAGGTAAGATAGTAACGATGTGCGATTACCGAGGAATTTGTCATGTCTTTTTCATTTCTACCCGCCTGGGCTACCGAGAAACATTATTTTCACCATTCAAACCCAGAATCTCGCCCACTGTGCAAAACTTTGTACGACAAATGCGTAGTTCGCCCACTTCTCGACCGTTGTTGGAAGATTTTGAAAGGCGAAATTGTTGGCGATAAAAATTATGCGAAGCAACTGATAGACATTTATCAAAATGACAACGCCAACATGGCGGCTGGCCGGATTACTCAAGATATCCTTGATAACCATCTTGTAGAAGACATGACGTTTGATGAAGCCTTGCGACATGGCATGGCCGCAATGGATGAATATCAACCGCGCACATGGGATAATGGCAAAGATGCCGACAAAGCCAAAATCAACCGTGATGAAATGGGAGATGTAGCGCAACACGCTGTTGAGGGTGTGCTAGCGGCCCATCGTCAAATCGGAGTGAACCGAATCGTCGGCGAAAGTGAAGTGTTGACACGCTTGTCAGGATTGGAATTGCCTTATTCTGGCTTCCCTGATTTTAGTGGACAAGTAGAACTTAAGACAAAATGGTCACGCTTTAGTGCAAAAGCCAAGTCAGGCAAGTCTGCCGCCAGTCTTCCGCAACAACCAGATTGGTCGCACGTTTGCCAAGTCGCTGGCTATTGGTCTGCTACCGGCAAGCCACAGCTAATTGTATATGCAAATGCCTCTGGGCATCGTGTCTTCAGCGCTGAAAACTGCGACCGTTTGACAACAGAGGGGCTTCAAAGCGCTCTCAACCAAATCACCGCAAAATGCCAAGTGCGCGAAAACTTATTAAGAAAAGCAGAATCCGTTGAGGAACTGCTGACGTTGGTCGAACCTGATTTCGGCCATTTCTGGGCTTGGGATGTGCGTCCTGAAGTCCTCAAACAAGCAAAAACAGCATGGGGGTTCAGATGAACAGAAACCTTATATGGCTTCACGTTGATGAAGCTGGCCGTCCTTTGCGTCCGTACAGCCGTCTGCGGGAATTTTTGCGGATCATTGGCGTCGTAGCAATGGCCTTGTTTGTACTATTTAGTCTGTGGTGCGCCGTGGCGCTCACTGCGGTCATCATGCCATGAACGCGCAAGAAACCTTGTTTGACGCTCTCAGCGTACCTCGCAACGACCGTGAAGCACGGTTCTTAAAATTCCACCGCGAGAACCCAGAGGTGTATCAGTTTTGGGATCGGTTTACCCGCGAGGCTTTGGCCAAGGGCCATGACCGAATTGGATCACAGATGATAATCGAGCGGATAAGGTGGGAGACGAACATCGTGCTGCATGACCAGCGCCCTGACGGTGAGCCACTGAAGATCAATGACCATCACAAGCCGTATTACGCCAGGCTGTGGATGGAAAACAATCCGCAGCACAAAGGCGTATTCAACACACGGGCGGTCGAGGGAGATGTCCAGTGACTGAAAGCAGCAAAATCAATACTGCCATAGCAAGTGCAATGAAAGAGGTGCAAAAGCTGCCCAAAGATGACCGCAATGAACATGGGAAATACAGCTTTGCTTCAATTGACAAATTTCTTGATGCGTGCCGGCCGATATGCGCAGCGCACGGCTTACATCCAAACATTGACGGCGTAGCTTCAGACACATTCATGGCTGGCAGCAATAAGCTCTGGGGGAAATTTAGCTACCGCATCTCAATGCACCATGAGTCGGGTGAAAGCACTGAGCCATCTGGCATGGATGTCATGCTGCCTCTGACCGGCGCGCAAACCAGCGGCTCAGCACAAAGTTATGCGCTGAAGCAATATCTGCGCGGTTTGCTGATGATATCTACTGGTGAAAAAGACGATCCTGATTTCAATCAGCCAGCATCCAAAGACGGTGTTGACGCATCACCAGTGCCGACTTTGGAACAGCCGATGAGCGTGAAAAGCGCTGAACAAATGGAAGCAGAAATAAAGAAACAAACGACTTTGGTCGGGCTGAACACCTGGCAGCAAGAAAATCTCAATTGCTTGTCGGTGCTGCAACAGAGCAATTACGACCAATGGCAACGTCTTTACAATGTGTGGCTAGAGAGAGAGAAGGAGATCCGAAATGGCAGCACCTGACTTCAAAAACGGCAAGCTGCAGCTCATAAGCGGGTTCAGTGTATCTGATCGCGTTAGCATGAGCTGTTGGCTTAATATCACTGACCCAGCTCTGCTGGAAGCAGTGATGGCGCACTACCATGCCACTGGTCAACGCCCTGGCTTCTCGATGCAGAAGAAGGTCAACGACCGTTATGAGGACGTGACTAAGGCCAAGATGTTCAATGACGTGCTTGATCCGTATCAGAGCCAGCAGCCGGCCCAGGAACAGCAAGCGCAGCCAGGTTTCGCGCCACAGCAGCCGGCACCGCAGGGCTTTGCCCCTCAGCAGCCAGCGCCGCAACAGCCAGCCCAGGGCGGCTTTGCGCCTCAGGAACCAGCCCCGCAAGGTGGCTTTAGCTATCAGCAGGCCAAGAATGGCTAGGCAAGCGCTGTTGCCGTTATCTGAGGCGTGCGTGCTTCTTCTTGGTCAGTATAACGAGAATGAGCGGCGCAGAGTAAAGCGTTGGATTGAGCAAGGCGTCATTCAGGCAGTCAAGGATGGCGCAAAGTTCTACATCCCGCGTGCAGAAATCAAACGATTAGCAGGAGAACATCATGGGCAGAAAGTGGACGCCGGAACAGCGTGCTCGTCAGAGTGAGGCAATCAAGGCTTACTGGCGCAAAAAGAAAACGCCGCCAACGATCTGGCAGCGTTTGTTAAATTTTGTAGTTGGGGCGCGGTAGCGCCCCTTCTTTTACGACCAGTGTAACGCAGTTCCATTACCCCAATACCTTTTGTCTTTCAACGACAAGCATTAAACACAAAAAAGTATGGTTTGCGGTGCGGTTATGCTTTTTTGGTTTTCTTCTTCGCGCCGCCCTTCAATAAATCGGCATCTGCCTTGCGCGCCCCGCCCTTGCCACTCACAAACGAATTCACACGGCCTCTTGACCAGCTCGTCATGTTTGTGCCTGGTCGACTTCCGCTGGACAAGAAGGCTGCCTTACCACGCTGCAGAACCTTACGAAGAGTTGAAACACTGAACCGGCTTTCGGCTGCTTTCTTGCGCAGGAAAGCCTCGTCAGAACTACCGCCGCCGCGTTTTTTTGCGGGTCTTTTTTTTGCCTTGGTTGCCACGAGCCCTATTCACCTTTTTCAGATCAATTTTTTCACCACGTCGGTAAGCGGCTGCAGTGCGCTTGATCTCTGCAGCCTGCTTCGACGGATTACGAGCCCCTCGAACATACTTGGACGGTAGCCCCGTCTTTTTGTCCTTGGGAACGCGCTTGAACTTACGCCGGGCCATTTAGTAGCTCATGCGCCCCATTCGACCGCCGCGACGCATTGCCGGCTTCTTCTTCTTTGCTGCCGCACGCCTTGGCTTGCGCTTAGGCATGACCTTTTTCATTTTCATCATTCCAGGCATATCAACCTCACTTTCCGTGTTTACGCATCGCCGCTCGATGCGATTCTTTAAATGTTTTTCCGGCACGCATTAACCGTCTCATTTCGGCCATATGCTTGGCAGTGTGATGCACCTTGTGCCGCTTGAGTGCCGCCTCTTGGCGTGCCGTGAGCTTTTTCATCTTCATCAGCAGTCCCACTTTCTCAGCGCCTTGTTGATCCGGCTGTTAGGATCACGCGCTGTCTTTTTGCTGGTGAGCTTCTTCTTCATGCCCAGCATCCTGGCGCAGAAGGACTTGCGACGAGCTGCGGCCTTTGGGCTACGCTTCGCCTGCTTTCTTGAAACGGGCGCTTTGAGGTTCATGCCCTGGCGGCGTGCAGATGCCCTGCCCTTGCGGTTCAGGCCACCAGATGGAGACTTGCCAGCCGACCGCTGCCAAGTGGGCGTCCTAGCCATCTGCGACGGCTCTGATACGGTCGCTGATGCGATAGGCGCGGTGCGGTGTTTGCTCTTTGGCCCAGCGGCTGTCAAGGATTTCGTCGGCCAGAGCTGACCAGTTGCCTTCGTTGGCGTAAGCAATAGATCGTTTGAATTTGCTCAAAGATGGGCGCCCTAATTGAAAGGCCATATTTGCCAGGCACAATTTTATTTCTTCCGGCATGTTGTCAAAGTCTTTGAAGATCATGCGGCAGTCGTCAATCGTTACCGCAATGTCACTTTCAAACGCTTCGTTGATTCGGTCGTCGCTAACCTCTGTGCCGACTGGCAACGGCCACTCAGGATCATCAAGAGTTACGAGATGGCCCACGCCCATAGTTTTGTGCCCGAGTGAGCATAAATACAAAGAGTTTACGCGCCCCTCGTCGCTTGCAATTTGTTCGCGTAGCAACTCAATATTCATGCGCGCCTCGTCTTTTTCTTTTTTTTCTTCTTGTTGAGAGCTGTGAAGTCAGCGCGAGTGATCTTGTTGCGCGGCTTGGCAGCGGCAGCAAGGCGCTTCTGTTTTGGGGAATACTTGGAAAATGGCATCACTTTTTTCCTTTCACCTTGCCGACAACGCCCTCAAGCATCCCGCCGCCAAAGTAGAAGGCCAGGATGGTGAGCATCGCTTCACCAAGATAGAAGTCGTCAATCACTTGCTTGATGTCGGGGATGTTTGTCTTGCCCAACAGCGTCATCACCAGGACAAGGGCAAAGGACGCCAGAAACGTGGCGGTGAACATCAGGGCTAGGTACCGCTGGGCCACCTTAAAAGGGGCGAACGCTTTCATGGTGTCGATCTTGGCCTGAGCCTTGACGCGCTCCATCTCCTCGTCAGAACTGTGGACATCATCTATGAGATCCATGCCCTTCTTGATCACGTCCCCGTTGCCGAGGATGCTTGCTAACACTCCAAGCATTACTTTTTATCTCCCATTTGCGTGAACCCCATGTACGCGCCCACAACGCCGCTCAGCGATATGTACAGCAACGGGCTGACCTCGCTCAGTAGCTTGATGCGGCTGTCGGGTATGAACGGCATGAACAGCAGGATTGTGTAGACGCCCATGCCTATGAGCGCGAACCTGGCAAGCCGTAGCTGCGCCAGGTGCTTGCGGCTCTTGTCCTCTGTTTCTCGGATCTCGCGTGCGCGTTCTATCTCTGCGTCAGAGACGATGCCATCGTTGTCGAGGTCATAGCGCTCAAACTCGCTCGACCTTTCCAGCTTTTTCTGGGCCACTAAGGTACGTTTCTGCCAAACAGTTGAAGTGCTTCATCGCCAACGCCCATGTTGGATGTCGCTGTGCCAGCGCCGCCGGCTGCTGTTTGCGGGTTAATGATTATGCGTGTCAGGCGCGGCAGCAGGCCGGGCGCGTGTTTCCGCAGCACTGCCTTGATGCCAGTGCCACGCAGATCACGGCTGATTGCTTGCAGATTCGCACCATCTGTTTCAGTCAGCATCTTGGACAGCTCACTTGCGACCTCTGTCACCTGGTCTTGCTCAAGTGTTTTGAAGTCAGCGCTGATTGATCGACGCACCAAGTCGGTTAGGCCAGTCACAGGATCACGCGCAGCACCTTCTTTGATGCGACCAGTAAACTCACCACGCAACGCCGTTTGACTTCCACCAAGCACCGCACGCGAGGTGTCACGCATGATGATTTCATCGTTTAAACGGCTCAGAAACTTATCAGCAGCCGCCTTGCCTTCCTCTGTTTGCGGAAACGTGAGCCGGAGAAGTCGTTGACGCATCGGACTGCGGACAAGTCGCTGGGCTGCTGTCCGCTCAGCCCCGCTGTCAATTTCGTTGATGATGCCTTGCATCGCGCCGAGCCGGAATCCTTCAAGCTCAGAGCCAGACATATTGTTTATCAGGTCAGCCAGCTCATCAGGGTTGGCACGCAGGAAAGTGCGCCCTGTGTTCATTGCATCCATGACTGCAGATTTGCCAGACCAATAATTACGGGCGATTCGGTAACTGGGGTTGGCCTCATCCAGCAGTTCAATAAAAGCCTGGCGGGTATTACGCGCAGCTCCAGCATAATCACGACCAGATTGGCTTGAGATCGAGCCGGCATTGAAAGCCTCATCGTCTAGTCCACGCTTGACATAGTGCATGAAGCGCGTCGGCAGAGTGCGGACAACCGTGCCTTTTGGTCCGATAAGTTTGCCGTTTGCAGCGACGTTGAACTTGGGCAGATTGACGCCTTCCTCGGCGGCAATGTCATAAGCACGTTTTAGTGCGCCCTGTACTGCAGGCCGACTAAACAGTTTTTCAAGATCTGAATTAATTCTTACTGAGTTCCTATAGGCGCGGGCATACAGCTTGTCGCCAGTCACCTTACGAGCCACTTGTAGCGCCTTGAACTCATCAAAGAACGCAGCCCTGCTACCAAACGCATCCTGCAAGTCGGTAGACAGGCGCTGTAAGATACCTTGGTCACGCAGCCGCAGGAAGTTCTGCGCTTGCCCTTTGCCTGGGCCTGGCAGCACGTTGACGGCATCTAATAGAGCCTGGCTATTCGGGCCGAGATCAGCCAGGGTGTAAGGCTTGCCGGTTGTGTTTTTGTTCAACACATACAGCACAGCTTCCTCAACTGACTGAGCATCATTTTCCAGTGCCTCTTTGAGTAAATCTCTTGCTTGCTGGCGTGCCAGCGCTTTGGGGCCGCGCAAAGTGCGCGAAGCGGCGGCGGCTACGTTTGCGATTGGCTTAGAAACAAGCTCAACTACCGGCGCAGTCACGCCACCAATAGCCATGCCAGCCGCTGTGTCAGGCAGGCGCTCTATTGGCGTGCCTTCACTTGCGCCGAAACCAAACGCGCCACCGTAAGCCATGCCTGGCAGAATCTGGCCAGTCACGCCCGGTGTCGCCCCTCGACCGCGTGTCAAAGCCACGTTGCCAGCGGTGCCAATCAACTGTTCGATCGTTGAGGCTACTGGGCGCTCCGCTGAACTTTGCTCAAGTTGGCCGCGTTCGATCATTACTGCGTTGTTGTAGCTCAAACCAGGCGTCAGCGCAGACCGTAAATAACCTAAAATTTCATCGCCGGTATTGAACGTCAAACCCTGCAAAAGATTTGCCACGCGAGGGCTAGTCACAGCCCCCGACTCAATCGCATCCAAAGTAGCTTGGCCTTCAGGTGTGATTTTTTGATCGAAAGCCGCATCTTTCAGCGCTTGGCGATAATCTTGCAAAAGCTCGAAATTAGTTTTTTCACTCATTCACATCACTCCCTAATTAGGCCGCGAGTAATCAGATCATCAACCACGCTTGTGGGCTGCACTGTGCTTGCTGGAGTGCCTGTAATTCTTTCAAACTCTGCCTGCAATGTTGCGGTGCTTTCGGTGAACAGCGGATTTGTTTTTGCAAATTCAGACAAATGCTGCCCAAGTTTGAAGCGCCCCATTGGGTCGCCCATGATTCCGTTTGGATTTTCTGGGGTGACGCTGCTTTGAATGAAACGGTTTGCCTCATCAAACAACGCAATATTGCGCGCCTCAACAATACGGATCGTTTGCAACATTAGCTTGTTGCCAGCGATTGATTTGCTCAGTTGTGGGCTAGCTTGATTGATGAATCTCAAGTCAGCGTCAGTGGGGTTGTAACCAAGTTGTTTGACCCTTGGCAGAACCAGCTCGTTTGCCGCTGACAAAAAGTTTTCTCTCCCAGCCACGTCTTTTACTGCATAATCAGGATTGAAAAACTGTCCGATTTTTTGAAATGTCAAACCAGCCTCTGCGCCAAATCCAGTTTGAATACCCTCATCAAGTAAAGCCAACATCCTATCGGCGTTGCTGACCGCCGTCCTTGAGGCAGAAGCTGCAGTTTCAAGATTTTCGAATTTTTCAATGACGGATTTGCCAGATTCCTTGGCCATATCAACAGTGACGTTGGTCACCGCTGGCGTACCACCGATTTGTTTGATGTTACCAGTCGTTGATCGTTGGTATCTCTGACCTTTGTCAGTGTCCAAACCCTCTGCTTTTGCCTGTTCATCCGTCAACGTCGTGTAGGTAGCTGGTGCAGCCCTGCGCTGCACAACACTGCCAATGCTAATGTTTTCTGCGCCGGTCAGCGGGGTTGTGGTCTTGTTTTGCACAAACGCTAGGTCGCCCTGATCTACAATGCTCGACTGTGTGGTCGGCTGCAACAGGGCTGACATTAGTGCCGGCTCAAACGTGCCAGGTGCGGCTTGAGCCATAGCGCGAATTTGCGGCGATACATTCTCTGGCAGCGCACCCATTAGCGCCTCTGTAGCTTGGGCCTCACGCTGCGCTTGAGCGTCCAAAGCGTTGCGCTGTAGGTATGCGCCAACGAGTGCGCTGGACAGCCTGCCAAGCCCCTGCAGGGGCGTCCTGACAGGCGCTGTGCTGCCACCCTGTCCCATGAGCTGCTGGCCGAGGATGCGGCGCGGGTCAGATTGAAAAGCAGGGTTCAGTCGTTGAAACTGAAACGTAGGCATTGCGCGTGGTCGTAGAACCATTTTTTACCCCAGTAAGTAAGCTGCGCCAAGATTGCCGGCGAGACCAAATAAGCCGCCAAGATTTGCAGAACGGTTGGCCATTGCCTGGTTAAAAGCGTTTTGCTGTGCAGCTTGCTGTGCGCCAAACGCGCCAAGTACATCAACGCCAGACGGTGCAAAGAAGCTGGCCTGCTGTACCTGTGGGCCGCCAAGCAACGCTGCAAGCTCATTGAACCCTTGACCGCGCAGCGCCTGTCTCTCAGCAATCTGACGCTGACGGCTTTGGTTTGCAATCTGATTGCTAAGAAGCTGGTCAGCGATCTGCTGCTGCCTAGCTGCGTTTGCAAGCTGCGTGTTTGCTGCGGCCTGGTTAAATGCCTGTCCCTGCCTCGCAAGTCCAAACTCACCAGTGGCAGCCCGTTCACCAAACTGTTGCGCTCTGATGTTGCGTGCCTGATTGACTAACCGGTCGGACTCTTGACCTGCTGCCAGCGTGGCCTGCTGTGCTAGACGCTGAAGTTGCTCATTCTGCTGTGTTTCGAGGCGGTTGATAGAATCATCGTAAGCCTCAGACGTGATAGGGATGCCACGGTCTGCCAGGTTTTGCTCAAGCACGTTCCGTTGTCTTGTGAACTCTGGCTGTAACAGGCCGAGCTGCCTGTTGAACAGCGTTTGCTCAACAGTGGTGCGAAAGCCTTCTGGATCACTTGTTAAGGCTGTCAGGCCGGTTGTATTGAGCGCGGACGGTAGGGCTGCATCCGTGCTAATGCTTTGCTGAAACGCCGGCAGGCCAGTGGTTGGGTCAATCTCCTGTGCGGCGGTGATGCCAGAAAGTGTGGGCGAGGTACGAAAAGGGTTCTGAAAATCAGGGTCAGCCGCGAAAATAGGTGAGCCATCAGGGTTTTGGCCGATAACAGTCTGCCCCGTTACTCGTTGAAACGCCAGATTGCCAAGGCCAAGACCTGTGCCTTCTGTAGCCGCACGCATCTGTGCTTGGAACGGCGTCTCTTGAGTGAAAGCTGCAGCCTGTCCGTCCTCTGGCACCGGGCCTTGCACAAACTGTCCTTGATCACCGACAGAGCCAAACAGAAGGTTGCCATAAGGCGTAAACTGTGTGATCCGATTAGCGCTGCTTTGCGCGTTTATCAGCTCGTTGGGATCAGGCGCTGGCGGTGGTGAAGGTGCCGATTTGCCCATTTTTTACTCCGATCCATTTACATTCGTTGCGTAACATTCCAAAAAGCACAGCGTCGTGCTTGCCAAACATTTGCCTCAGTCGGCCTTCCTCTACAAAACCAAGCTGCTTGTTCATCTTCATTGCTTTGTCATTGGCCTCACTGCAGGTCACCAGCAGCCGGTTTGCACCCACCTGGATGAAGGGATAAGCAAACAGCCCATAAAGAACAGACCGAGTCGCCCAAAGCGGGGAGGACGCCGCAATCGACGCCTCGATCTGCCCGTCTCTTAAATCGTGATAGACGCAAGCCGCAATGATCTCTCCGTCGCGCTGCACGCCAATAGATGCACTAGGCCCAAACCCCTCAATGCCGATCCTTGAAGCCGCCCACTGCTTGAGGTAATCATCAGCACCGAAAATCATGCGGTTCAATTCTGGCTCTCCTTGATGGCTTCCAGTACGTCATAGACGTTTGGTGGCGGTGGCTGGTCAGGATTCCACTGACACAGATACTCACGCGGCTTCCATTCACCGTAGTTGAAGAAAAGCGTTTCCTGGGTATTGTGACTGCCCCTAAACACGCAAGCCTCTTGCCGCTTGTCGATCTTCATGCACTTGACCAGGCGGCAGACGGTCATGTCATTGGCCCAGTCATTGGCCTGCGCTGTGTGTGCTTTGAGAAGCAGCACAAAGCCTGTCAGCGTGGCCAAGCCAGCACCGATCACGACCGTCCAGGCGATATATTCAATGATCTTCTGTCGGCGTTGCTGGGCTGCGTAGATTGCTTCCTGACGCTGCTTCCTAATTTTGCCCTCAAGGGCAATCAGCTCATTCCACGCAGCCACGCCCCTAGTGAGCTGAATGGCCATTTTGAGTTGGTATCGTTGATCCTCTAACTGCTTTTTTGCCGTGAACGCCTCAAGTGCAAGGCTCTCAATGCTTTTGCCCTTGGTTAGCTTGAGAAACAGGCTGGGGTTCTTGGCGCTTTTTTCTAAGTGATCTACATCAGAGACAGCAGACATCCAGCGTGACAGATCCTGCGTCATCTGCTCCAGTTCGCGGCCTGCGGCAAACCCTTTTTGCAAAACCTTAAATGCGCCTGTCGCCACCTGGACAGCCGTGCTGATGGTGACCGGATCGAGCATCAGTACACCTTCACTTTATCTGGATCTATGAGCTTAGGCAGGCAATACGATGTTATCTTCCTAGCTTGCTTATGAACCGCTCGGGCAAAGTAAGTGCAATCATCAATGTTGTAGAAATAGAGATCGTTTGAAACTAGCTTGCCGTCGAGAAATACAAACAGCAAAAATGCGTGGATCACTGTCCTAGAAGTACGCCTACAAGCAGGACAATCGTGGTGCCAGCCGTTCCGATCATGATGTGTTCGATGCGCTTGATACGCAGGATGGTTTCCTTCCACCGCTCAGCACAGACTGCCTCATGAGTATTTATCTGAGCCTGTACAGATGCGGCTGTAGGCTTACTCATGGCTTGGTTGGCCAGGTTACATTGACCCACACAGTGTAACCATATGGCATACCAACAGTCTGCTCAACAGTGCCAGTAGGTTCCTTGAACTGAAGGACAGCGTTTGAATTATTTGCTGGCATATCTCGTAGAGCCTGACGATATGTTACCATTTCAGCAGACATCGTAACATCAGAGTTCCCATAGAAGTCTGTTTCTGCCAACAGCCGATTACGCTCCATGCGTAGATACTTTTGTGCCTCATTGCCAGTAATGTCAGCAGGAGCAGAATAAGCAGCAATAGTGCCGTAATCGCCAGCCACGCACTCTGCGTAAATTTTATGAGTATGTACATAGTCGCCAGATTCTACAGCCATGAAGGGAACGTATACTCCCTTCTCACCCAGATGAGTAAAATCGACTTCACAATCGATCATTGTCTGTGCAGAGTTGTGCCACTTAGGGTTGCGAACATCTGCATATGTAATACCCGCATCCATTACGCTGTCCTTACGCATAGGCCATGACGACCATTGTTTTCAATTGAATGACACAACACCAGCCAAGTGCCGCTATAACTCCCAGCCGTGTGTGTTGTGCCGCCCTGCTGACTTGCCCTCACAACAGTGGACACAGTACTTCCCCCATCTGTTGAGCCGCCACCGGCACTTTTGCTGGCATCCATAAAACTTCCTAAACCACCAAGCGTGTGTAATTCTGGTCCTATAAACGCCATTATTAACTCTCCATATCAGCAATACGCTGTTCGAGCTGTTCAATCTTACGGTGTGCATCTTGCAGTGCTGACACAAGAATCGGTGTGATGCGACCATAGTCCATCGACATCATGTCATTGTGTTCATTTGTTGATACCGCTTCTGGCATTACTTCTGCCATCTCCTGCGCGATAAACCCCATGCTGCGTGGCTCATCAGGGAAGGCTTTCCAAGTATACGACACAGGGTTCATCGCCATCAGTTTATCTGTTGCAACTAATGGCTCTATGTTCTCTTTAAGACGACGGTCAGATGTTGTGTGATAAGTAGTGCCTGAACCAGTGACCGATATCGCACCGACACTAGAACTTCCTGTCATAAAACCGATTAGGTTACCGGTGTCAGTCCGGTTGAAAAATGCCGCTTGAGTACCGTTCCCAGAAACTTCAAGTTGTGCAGCAGGCTTGTATGAGAAACCACCCGCAATGTTGCTTTGTGCAACTGTGCCGTTTGTTGTTCCAAACGAAATATGCTCACCATTAGCGTCTAGGAAAAACATATTCGCATTAGCGTTGCTCTCAACGCGGAAGTCCACGTCTACGCTATCGTCATTGAAGACTGTTTCGCTTGGCAAAATATTTAATCTGCTTCTGCCTGAACCCGCTACCATAGTGTTGATATAAAATCTTGCATCTTCACTGCCGTCTGACGCATCAATTATTTGTACGTTAGCCTCTGCATAAGTAATTAGCTCTGGAGTGCCAGCGTCGTTATATCCTCTATGTAGAATTGCACTTAGAAAATCATTATCTGCGCCAGCTTGACCTGGATTTCTTATGAAATCTAAACGTGGCCCACTATTCGCGTCTGTGTCTGTGGACGTTAAGGTAAGTTGCGCGTTATTGTCGGCAGTAGTAAAAGTTGCGCTGCCAGTTGTGGAAATATTGCCAGTGCCAGTGATGTTATTGCTGTTTAGGTCAAGGTTGCCACCAAGCTGGGGACTGGTGTCGTCTACAACTTCCGAAATACCGCCGCTCGATTCAGCTTCCAACTGAATTGTTCCTGCGCTGTTGTCATATTTTAAAACATAATTGTCTTGTCCTGAACCCACGGATTGGTCTGCATCAAAGGTAAAATTGCCAAGTGCGACATTGCCTGTGCCATTAGGGTCAATGGTGATTGCGCCATTGCTGTCGGTGCTGCTGATTGTGTTTCCGTCTAGTTTTAAATTATCGACCCGCAAATCAGTAACAGCACTGTTAGTGCCGATCGTGACGCCATCTATAGCGCCACCGTCAATATTGACTGATCCGAATGTACCCAACCCGGTGGTTGTAATATTGCTGGACCCAGTATCAATTGTGCCAAATCCGCTCGTGATGCTGCCAGAATCTAGTGCGCCAGTTGTGACGATGTTGCTACTACCGGCCGCTGGGGACGCTCCAATGTCAGAAAGCACCTCTGACGTTGCGCGGCTTTCTAGGCCATTAGCTGTAAATCGAGCATATTCGTCATCGGCTACAGAACTGCTGTCAATTTTAACGGCGTTTGTATTAGAAATACCAAAGGTCAAAGTGGCTTGTGCGCCAATGTCAGACAGCACCTCTGATGCAGAACGCCCCTCAATGGCTGTGCCATCAACGCGCAGGAAATCGTTATCTGCAACGCCGCTGGTGAACTTTGGCACGTTGTTGTTTGAAATGCCTGTGTCTAGCGTGGCTGTTGCTGTGATAGCCGTGCCGTTTAAGGTCATGGCGTCTGCTTCTAGCGTGCCATCAATGTCGGCATCCCCGCTGATGTCTAGTGATCCAGCGTCTAATTCGCCTGTCAACGTGACGTTGCGGAAGCTGGCAATGTCCTTGTTGCTGTCAACAATCACCGCCTTTGACGCCGCCACCGTGCCTGCAGTAACGCCGTCAATCGCCTCTAGTTCAGCTTCTGTGATGACAGCGCCTGATCCCAGTGTCAGGTCGCCACCGACAGTCAGATTCCCAGCAACCGCCGTTGTGCTGTCGGCAACCGTGGCGTTAGGCGTGTGAGTGAGATAGCTGACAAAGCTGCCGCTTATTTTGCTCCCAAGTGTTAGCACGCCGCCATCAGCAATATTGAGCTTGTGCTGATCTGCGTTGTCATCGCCCTGGTCAGCCTTCAATACGACGCCGAGCGCTGCACCTTCTACGTTAGCAGCAATCTCTAGGCTGTCGTTGGTCGTTTCATCATATTGGATTGTGATGTCTGAGTTTGTGCCAAGCACAATCGTCTTGTTGTCAGGCAGAGTGATGCCTTGAGCAAACGGTATCGCAGCCGTGCAAGTCTGTGTGCCGTCTTTAAGAATACAAGTGGAAAGGCCGGTGGCTATACCATCAAACTCAGTATCAAACTTGCTGGCAAGGATTTTGACGCCGTTATCCCTGTCGGTAGTACAGTCAAACGTGCGCGTAAAGGTGCCGGATGAGAATGGCATCAGACTGGCCCTCCCGGTTGGAAAGTGTAGTGAGCTGAGATAAAGCTGATAGTTTGCGTGCTGGTGGCAACCTTGATGCGTAAAGCCGCAGAATAGCCGACGCGGTTTACAGCCTTACGCCGTTTGGTGATCCCTGCGCCGCTGGTATCCGCGTAGAAAAAGTCATCATAACTTGCCGTATCCCAAGCGGCTAAATTACTGGCGAAAGTGACCGGTGAAACGTCGATGGCGCTGGCCGGCTTCTGATCTGTTGCCACCCCAAAGCTAAAGACAACATCAGTTTCGCCTTCCAACATCGGCTGCACTGAGCTGAAGCGCTTGAAACTGGCACGGTCACCAAAATAGTTGTAGGCCGTAACGATATCGCCAACAATATTTTCGCCGTTGTCGCTGTCGCCAGTAACTTTGAAGACTTTACCCGACGCGCTCCCGAAATAAGTGTCTCCGTTAAACTGGCCCCAAACATTGGCCGGCACGTTCTCAAAAACACACCAAGCGCGAATGATTGGGTTGAAAACGTGCTGGTTGTAGGCGTCTGACTCACCGGTCGGATAGTTGAAAATAACCTTGTCGCCATCAGGGCTGACAAAAATCTGCCAGCCTGTAGAGGTGCCAGTGGCCTTTACCTGGGCAATCACAGTGCCTCGAATCTTCTCTGATATTGCAGCCGCTTTTGCGCCGACGTTATCTTGCCGTATTACAGCGCTCAGTGGCAGATAGCCCTCTTTGGTCATCACAATCACGTCGCCGCCGAGCTTGGCGCAGGCACGCTTTTCGTTCACCGGCTCAGCTATGCGGAAGGTGCCGACCAAGGCAAAATTGGATGAGCTGGGATCTGAGCCACTGTAAACAAGAACCTCACCGCTACTCATGATTAGGGCCAGCAAATCATCAACGCCCTCACCGCCGTCGATCGTGATCGTCTGGATCATGATGAGGTTGCCACCAAAGGTGCCGACCAGGCCGGTGGGGAACTTGGTAAAGTTGCCCTGATGAGTGTCTACAGTCGCAGAATAATAAAAGTTCTGATCTGTCCCGGTGAAGTAATACAGGCGGTTTTTATAGGCATGTACGCCGGTCAGCGTATTTGCGTTTGCGCTATCAGACAGCGTGATCGACAGATCGCTGGCGCTTGACCCGTTCCAGCTAAAAGGCACGTTCGCCCCTGACGGCACAAAGATGGTAAGGCCGTTGAATTCGACTGATTCTGCTCTGCCGTTGGCAAGGCCGGTCTTTTTGCTGACAGCCGTGCCGCTATCAATCTGGTAAAGCACGCCATCGTTACCGATAGCCAGAAGCTGACGGTTTGCGCCGGCATTGTGTTCGACAAGCGTTTCAACATCGCCTGTGCCGATGCCAGTGCAGAACTGAGTAAAGCCGTCACGCAGTGTCACCTTTTCAACAGACGGAAAAAAGTTGCTCATCACGATGGCGTCAGTCGGCGGCATGGCGTCGATGCTGTCCCGGCTGTTCAGGCCGCCCACAGGGGCCGGCACCGCCGCTGCCTTGACTGCAAACCGACGGGATTGTGGAAGTGCCTGCAGCATCAGCCGCTAATCCCGTAGCCACTGTCAGGCAAATTGTAGGAGTAAGGGCTGACAAGCAGACGCCTTGCATCGGTCATTGTAATGATTGGCGCACCGCCCGACCGACTAATCGCCTGACGCAGCTCAAGCTGATACTGCCGGAAGTCTTCATCATAGGTCAGGCCGTGAGCCTGCTTGAAGCGCCAAGTCGCGCCCATCTCTATCAATGTTTCATCGAGGATGCCGACATCGGTATCAGCAGCGAAAGCAGCTTGCGAGGTGCCGCCACTGGTTTGATTGAAGTGGCTTGAAACATATTCAAAGCCGATTGTTTCGGTTGCGGTCGGAGTCGGGGTAATGTCAAAGCGCAGCGCATTGCTGCTGGACTTCAGACGGAAGCGATCAATGATGCCGGTGCTGGTCGTGCCAAACCTGTCGGCCTGGTACTGCTGCGGAGTGATAGGCCCGGTCATCTGGTCAAGATCACTGCGGTTGTAGGCAGTGCCACTCACAAACCTGTCAAAGTCTGTCGGCAGCGCGTAATTCTGAGTGCCGTTGGCCGTGGAAAAGGTGTGTTCCTTCATCAAAATTGGCCAGTTGGTTGACCGCATGAGCTGCTTGCCCTCGCGGTTGATTATGACCAGAAGCTGACGTGCAATCGGATCTGTGTTGCCGACAACGGTGGTCGGACGCTCGAATCCGGTGTAGTCAGCTACCGTCTGCGCTATCGTCAGCAGGCTCATCAGCCGGCTCCTCTACTGGTTCTGCCGCTGGTTTGCGGCTCCGCTTGGGCTTTGCATCAATGTGGAGCTTGGCAATCTTTTTGAGCTGCACATACGGCTCACCCATGTTGCGCAAAACCACTTCATCAGCAGCGGCAAGCTCCTCGATGGTTTCAATGTCGGCAAGCTCAAGCTCAACGCGGCGCGGCTCAGATATGCCTGGCAAATCATTAAGGTTGCCACCCTTCTTCTTGGGCTTTTTCTGCTGCTTCTTGTATTCGTCCCATTCGTCAGGGAACCGGCTCAGGTCTTGGGGCCGCACTGGACCCTCCCAGACATCGCGGATGCCCTGCACAGAAATGCGACAAAAATCTCGTTGTTCTCCATTCAGCTCACGCTGAAAAAATATAGCCTTGGCTGGCATGATCTCTCCCTCGATCATGGTGAAAACGGGGGCGGCCGGAGCCGCCCCAGTCGGAGGAAGTTAGAAAGGAAAATCGCAGATGATTTCCTTGTCGCTGATGTCACCCGCATATGCGACCACTACACTGGTCACGTCAGCAGTAACATCTAGCTTTCCGTCTGAGCTTCCGGTCGCTGTCAGAGGGTCACCGTCCGCGCCAGCAGTAAGAGCTGCTGCCATCGTTGCGGCACCTTTGATCTGAATCCAGCAATACTGACCGTCGGTCGGAGCGGACTGTAGTATGCCAGCGCCAATCTCTACCGAGTCACTAAGATCGCTTGTGACTTGGTTGAGCTTGTAGCCGTCTAAGGTATTGTAATAACATGCGTTTCCGCTCACCGCGGCGACGCTGCCAGACCCTACCTTATACTCGACATACTTATAGATTTTGGTCACGCCGTTGTTGCTAACGACGGCACCAATCTGCCCTACTCCAAACTCAGGTGTGGAGGAAACGGCTGTCGGATCAATACCGATTACTGATGCAAACATCTCAGACCTCCTTACACATGAATGACGCCCTGAAGGGCGCGGTTGGAACAAGTCAGGTTTCCTGACCAGAACATCGGAGTAACCAAGGCATCTTGGTTGACCGACATCTTTGCTTCACCAGGAACAAAGTCCCTGCCCTCTGCAACCTCAAGACGCAGATACTGAGTGTTCAGGAAATACATCTTGTTGGTTGGGCATTGGTCGTCATAGACGACATCAGAGTTCAGATACTGAACGCTGGTAAAGCCAGACCGTGCCAGATCATCGCTGGTGATGCGCTGGATTGCCTGCAGGCTTCCGAGGAAAGCCTTATAAGCATTGGCATCTGCCATGATCAGATCGGGCGCGTCGGCACCGCGAACAAGCAGGAGATACATATTGTTCATATCTGCCTGCACGTTTGCTGTACTGAAAGCACTCGATGTTGCAGTGGTCTGCTGGTTTTGCCAGAAGGTAAAGGTCGAGGAGTTGATGCCGCCGACCGTGCCGGTGCCACCATCTGCGACGATCAATTGCAGACCACCAACCTCCTTACCATCGGTTCCCGTTCCGTCCGAGTACAAAGAGGTCGCGAGGGTGTTCATCAAGCTCTTTTCAAGCACGTTGATGCGCGCCTCAAGAAGATTGATGATGGCCTGGACGCCTGAGTTTTTGATTTGCTCAAGGCCAGAGATGGTGACATTGCCAGCCATCTGTTTGTAGTCAAAGACGGCTGCCGACAGAACATCAGAGGGTTCGACGTTAAGTGTCTCATATCCCTGATAAAATTGTACTGTCGAGTTAGCCGCATACTCCAGCTCGCGCACGATATCGCGACCAGTCACAGTTGTCTGGTTGCCTTGTTCGCGCATCCGCTGAAGCAACGCATTATGGTTGCTGAGGTTGTCAGCAAGCTGTCGAGATCGATTCCGCAGAGTCGTGGTGACGATCTCGGAGAGATTTGGACTAGCCATATCTAGCTCCTGTTGCTTTCAAGTTGACGGATAGATGCTTCTATTGTGTCGCGAACAGACATCTTTGCTGGAAGCGTAGGCTGAGCGGGTGCTGCACTGCCTCTGACCGTTGACCGCTGGGCCTTCTTGGCCTTTTTCACCGCCTCTTTCTTGACTTCGCTTTGAGACTGCTTGGCGGCGAACCGCTGCATCTCTTGCTGGCGCAGATTCGGGTCGGCATAGACCGCCATCTCATACGCTGTCTTTAGGTCTGGTGCGTTGCCGGCATTGATGAGCGTCCCCATTACACTCCGCACTTGTTCAAAATGCGGGTGCGCTGGATTGCCATTGTCATCGGTCTGCGCGGCAAACTGGTCGATCATCGACTGTGTGCTTTGCTGTACGCTTTGCTGTTGTTGTGTCTGTTGGTTCTGGATGAAGCCGGTGAGCTGGTTTACTTGTTGCTGCAACGCCTTCACCTGTGGGTCTGCATATTCATCCTCTGCGGCTGGATCGTTACCGATTGCCCCAATATCCACGCCATACTGGTTGGCCAACCAGGCAATAGCGTTTTGAGGGTCTTTTTGCAGATAGTCGTTGGCTGCCAACAGTTGCCTGACAGCAGCCACGTCATCCATGCCAGCCCGTGCAAAGGTTTGCCGGTGCGGGGCAAGGAGTTCTTCAAAGGCGTCGGCTCTCTTTTTAAAAGCTGCAACGCCTTGTGTTTTCTTGGTGTAGTCGCCCTCCATCTGACGATAGCGCGACATGAAGAGCTGCTGCGCCTCTGGCGGCATAGCCTCAAACTCTTCTCTGAAGTCTTGCGGCCAGTGCTGAGGCGCTTCCATCGCCTGCGGCTCTTCTGGCTCTGCATCCTCTTCTGGCTCATCTTCAGCCTCAGCAGGCGCTTGCTCTTCCTCTGGCTCATCGTCCATCGGCGGCGCTTCAGGCAGCGTGTCCTGTTCTGCCTCGGCTTCAGGGTCTAATTCTTGCAAAGTGCGTGCGAGTGTTTGTGCGACGCTTTCCGACTTTGCTGGCTCGACTGGGGCGGCAGCATCGGCTGTGGCCTCAGCTTGAGTGCTATCAAGCGGGAGTTCTTGTTCTGTCATTTTTCAAATAAGTGGTTTTGCTCGTTTCCTACTTCGACAAAGTTGTTGCGCCGCAAAAACTCGCGGTGCTGCGAACGGCTGGTGATCCAGCCGAAATCTTTCATGTTTTGGTAAGGCTCGATGTCGCGCATAATATTTAGGCCGGCTCTAGGGCCGGCCTCTGACTTCGCAACGATCTTGCCGTCACGATACACAAATGTCTGCTTGCTCATCCCATCAGCATCCTTGCCGCCATCTGCTGCTGCGCTGCATCCATCTTGCGGCGAGGCCGATTAAAAGTGCCGAGTGAGCGCATAAGCTCTGGAAAAACCTTGGCAAGCACGCCAGCCAGAGGGCTGTCCAAAGCCTCGCGGATCAATTCCTTTTCTTGCTCAGACAGCGCCTGGTAGGCGGCATCAGCAGCTTCAAGGTCAACTTCCATTACACAAAGTCCCTAGGGTTTCCGAATAGATTGAGGTTGGCTGCAGCCTGTTGAGGCGGTCTCATGCCGCGTGTCTGTAACAGATCGACCAAGGTGCCGCTGGCGTAGCCGTAGGGCTGAAACAGATTGCCTTGGCCGCTGTAGAGGAAAAACGGATCGCGCAGATAGTTCACAGCTAAATCATCAATAACCTCGGGCGGCGTTGTGCCAGGATCAACTGGGTCTGCCGGCGCTGCCAATGGTGGCGTTGCACTCTCATCGCTATCGCCGCCACCGACTCCGGTCATTGCAATATTGCTACTGGCCGGCACAAATGTTGGGTCTTGCTGCATCCGCTGACGCTGCCCAAAGGCAAAGGCTGCAGCATCTGCTGGGTCAGGCGCATTGAATAGATTGCCCAAAAGACCACCGCCAATGATCGCGTTTAGCGTGGTGCCTGGCGCTGTCACTGGCGCGTCGTTGGGATCTGGCGTGCCATAGAGTTCATCATAAGCATCTGCAAAAAAGCCACTCATCGGGGATCGCCGACCAGGTGCCATCGTTGGTGTCACCGGATCTGGACGATTTGGACGAGACAAAGATTCTGCAACTGCGCGGTTTATCAATCCGGTGACATCTTGTGCGCCGACAGGGATTTGATTGATTGCGACGGTTTCTCTGACGCGATCTCTCACATTGTTCTGTGGGTCATCAATGTCGCCTAAAACAGACGGCTTAAAACGCACTCTGTCTCGCAAAATCTGCTGTTGTACGGGGTCAGCGTTGGGGTTCACAAGCGTTGCTACCGTAGCTATTGCTTGCTCTCGCATCTGACTGACGTCTTCGTCCTCCTCACTTGCACCAATTGGAGGCAAAATCTGACGGCTTGCGTCGATCACATTAGTCGTGCCACGCGCTAGCGGACGGCCCCGGTCATCAGTCTGTGCCGGCGTTGCAGACTCGCGAGCTTCAGCAGCGGCTGCCCCATCGCCTTTGTAGCATATGCGGTTTTCAATCAGGTAACTGCGGACCATAACTTACCCCTGTGTTCACGATTGGCACGCCCAAGCACTCCCTTGCCCAAGACAGACCGCAGATGCTGTCTGCCCTCGCGCACCATCTGGCTCACGCCGCCAAACGGAGCAATGAAATCCACCAGCCAAAGCCTATCGCCTGCGTTCCAGTCATCTGGCTGTATCTTGCGGGAGCCGGCCAGATAACCAGCCTCAGTCTCTTCATTGAACAAGCCCCAGGTTACAAACCCGACCGGCTGATGTTCTACTTGCCAGATTCGGAACTGTTGGAGCGCTACCGGCGGGATGATCAGCCTGTGAACGTCTTCGATCGTCCAGTTGCAGTGCTGATCGCTCTGGCCCATGAGCCAGGTCATCATGCCGACTGCCTCGGTGTTCTTCACTGTGTGACCACCTTGGCTGCATCAATCTCCAGCTTCTGCTGCTTGAACTGTGCGTCTTGCGCCGCCTTTTGCTGATCAAGCTGCAGTCGGGCAACCTTGACCTGGGCATCAGCCGCCGCTTGCTGTGTCTGCGCCTGTACCTTTGCAGCCTCGACCTCAACCAGTTTATCGCTTGGGGTTGGCCCAGGCTGTGGCGGCTGAATGGCCTCAAGCGTCTCTTCAAGGTCACGCGCGCCAGGAAATGCTTTGGCAGCAAACAGCAGCATCTGCTTGGCTTGCTCAAAGCCCACAGCACCGCTGGCAACCAATGGACCAATCGCCTGCAGAAACTGCACTGTAGCCGTCAAAAACTCTGTGCGGCGCTGTTGCTCGATGGCCGTATCAACAGCGGCAGACTCTTCTGTATCAACCGAAATCCGATAGTTGCGCGTGCGCTCATCACGCATCAGCGCCACCATCTCTGGCGTCACCACAACGCTGGTAACTTTGCTTAGAACCTCGGGCTCTAGATTTTCAACCATCAGCTCAGCCTTCAACTCCATGATCTGATCAAGGAACTGCTCGACAAGTCGCTGCCGGTTCATCAACCGCATAGCGCCAAACTGGCCTTTGATGCGCTGGGCAGTGGCAGTCTCGCGGCTAGCACTTGTGCCGCGCATAATGTCCGAAATGCCGGTGATCTCGTAAATCGTCTGAATTACGATCTGGCGTGATTGATAGAGCTGCCCCAGTGCCTTGATAAGATTATCAAGCGGAGCTTCCTGCATGACGTTGGCAAGACCGCCGCCAGCCTGCAGCATCGCCATATTATCAACCGGAACAAACTCGTTGTCACTTGCCTCTGCAAGACGTTGCAGTTCCTGGAAGCTGGCATCGTAGACGCCGCGCCTTTTCAGCGCTTCTGTCAGGCTGGCAATCCGCTGTGTGATCAGATCCAGTTCGTGAATCTGGTCCTCATAGCTGAATATTTCAGGGACAGGCAGCGAGGTGTCGGTGGTCGATATGGCGTAAAGAGGCTCCGGCATAGGCCAGAAGCCATCAAGATTATAAGGATCGTCAAACTCGTCCAATATCTCATCATGGTTTAGCACCACAAAAAGCTGCTTCTGGCTGCGCCTGTCCCAGATTTCATAAACCTCGGCACGATCAGGCTGCTTGTCGTCATCATAGCCGCCATCATCGCCGTGATAGCTCAGCGGGATCATCTCCCCCTTTGCGCCATATACCTCAACCAGTTCATCGCGGGTCATCAGGTGCCGGAAGCCAATCCACGAGGTGTCATCCCAGCAACGTGCCGGTGACATCACAAAATCTTGCCAGTGGACATACTCACAGCGCACTGATTGCTCAGCAACAAACTCAACCGGGTCGCCAAGCATGAACGGCCCCATTGGCCCTTGCTGTACCTGGCTTTGCTCTACCTCATTGCCCTCAGCGTCCACAAAACGCTGGCCGATTTGCACTTCACCCAGTTGCCCAGGGGCAACCTCCCCCACACCCGTGATTGGCGCAACCCTGACAGGGAGAACTTCCGGGTCACCCTCAATCACCACCGGCTCGTATACCAGCCTGATGACGCCGCGCCCGACTATGAGCATGTCTTCGATAGCCCTGCGAACAGTGGCATCGAAGTTGTAGACATCAAGCTGATATTGGAGCGCCCGTTCAAGTACCGTGCTTACTGAACGGGCAACTGGATCACTGTCCCTAAAACGCCGGCTCACCTTGGGCTTTGGCGTTTTGAAGTACAGCGCTGATTTCAAAGTATCGACGTTGCTATAGAAGATGTTCATTCGCACGTCGCGCTGCATCCGCTCAGGATGATCGTCGCGATAGCGCTCGATGATATCGTGGCAGCGGTTGCGCCAGTTCTCTTCAAACCGACGCGCACGCATGATCTGATGATGCCAGAACCGCGCCCGTTCTAACTTGTCGGTCGGCTCTTTTTCAAAACTGTAGCTTTCCACTTACAATCTCCAGCCCTTGGGCTTGCTGGCATACTCAAGGCCGGCCATCATTTCTTCGATGGTCGGCTCCCGCCACGGGTCTTCATCAATCTCTGGAGCGCGCCGCTGATACGGCCTCGCCATGCAAGCGTAACGAATGTCATCCGCCGCATGATCTTCCTGAGTCGTGTCAATGTCCTCAACCCTGTGCTTGTCGTGCGTAAGCACTGGCAACGTGCGGATTGTGTCCGTACAGTCGCTAAAAACAAAAAGCATTGGGCAACCATCATCACCAATCAGGCGCTGGCGCACCTGATCCCAACCAGCCACCCTGCTGTTGTCGGCCCTGCGGAAGCGTATCCCCATCTTTGACAGCCGCTCACCAATCGACGGGCCGCCATCAAACTTCCAAATGCTGGGATCACCGACACTGAAATCAATCCGCTCATGCCCTTCACGGCTGCGGATGCCAGCGCCAACCTCCTCGGCAGTCATTCTCAAGCCCCTATTAGGCCCGGCAGCGCCATACCATTCGCGATATCTGATCAGCGCCCCATCAGGAAAATCTGGGTCATCATCAGCAACGGCCCACCAGCCAACACTGAACGGCGAGGCTGAACCCCAGTCAAAGCTGCGGAACTTTGTCCAATGCTCAGGGATGTCAAACGGCCTGATGACATGCAGATCGCGGTTCCAGACATCGCCAAAGAACGAACCGACAACCAAATCCCAGTCGCCTTCACGCAGCGCCCTGGCCAGCTCCTCCGGCAGTGCTGAGAAGCTAGAAGCATAAGAAGGGTCGATATACTTGTTGTCAGCCATCTTGGCCGGGATGTACATCGTCACCCAGCCCTTGTCAGACGGATCATTCGGATCACGCATCGTGTGATCGTAAAAATACTG